CCCTCAACCCAGTTGTCAAATATAACCCCTTGTTTCCTATCCAGCCATTTACCTAAAAATCTATGCGCGTATGCCTCTGGTGACTTTGTTTTAATTGCCTTAATCTTTTCTATGTAGTCTTTGCTTAGGTTGTGGTAATTATCAAAGTACGTTGTATGTATGTGGGTAATATCGGGGTGTGTGCTAATAGGTATCATTTGCGCGTCAATCGTTTCCATGCGATGGGATTTTTCAAACCACCTCTTCCAAATCCAATGTTCCACGTCTTGAGGATTCATGACAAGTATTACAATGTTTGGGGTGTCAGGCATACGAATTGATTCGTCAATGGTATCAAAGTCCTTTTCGCTTACAAATTCTTCAGCCTCATCAACGATGAATACGTTTAACGCTGGTATTGATTTTAACTTTGCCGTCTGGTTTCCAGAACTTGTCTTGATGCCTGAGAATATTATTTCGCTGCCTGTTGCTTTGTGGCTTATTTGCGCGTTGGTCATTTGAAATTCATCACCGACTCCTAACAAGTCTATCTTTTCACGGAACTCAGGAATAACGGAAATGTTAGCACTTGATAAGGTGTAACGTGTGAAAAGTACCTTCCAACCCTTGTTAGCTAAAAGCATATTACAAGCCCAAAGCCCCACGGTGAATGACTTCGCCGAACCACGCCCACCAGTTATAAGGAAATAACGGGTTTTCGGTTGCCAAAGGGCTTCGTACTTTTCACTAACCTTTATTTCCATTTAAAAGGATTATTTAAATCAACCTCATTCCAAAAACCAATGACGCCAAATAAAATGATTCCGACAAAAAAGGCTATTGTAAGAGTTAAATAAGACAAAGGATTATAAGGGTTTAACCTTCTTTCTTCAGCCATGTACATTTTATGACTTGGCATTATTTTTCTTAGTTGAATAACTTTTAAAAATGTTAAAATCTTAACTCTATCCATTTGCTGCATCCTTAGTAAATATTATCGTTGGCACGGTCACCTTTTCCCCTTGCGTCGTTATGTCAATGTTCTGTTTGCTTTTACCGTAGGCTCGGTCAAGGAGCAACTGAGCCGCCTTAATGTCACCCTTTGCCGCCTGTTCCCTTAGCTTCATGATAATCGCTTCGGCTGCCGTGATACCGTCCTTTTCCTGTCCCATGACATTTGCCATGATAAGGTCAAGGGCTGGAAGCTTCTTAGGGCGACCGTTTGGGTTGCCTGTTTCTCCTTTCTTCCAACGTGGTTCAATCTTTCCTCTTCCTCCCATTTCGTTGTTATTTCGTTGTTTTGTAATCAAATGATACTGTAATTCTATTTTCTGAACCAGATGAAATATTACCAACATTTCTTTTTAAATCTCCACGATGTGGTTTGTTTCTTCCAAAATTCTTACAAATCCATTCTTTTGATTTTTTTAAACTGTTTATTAAATTAGGCTGAGATGTTACAATAGTAAATCTATGTCTTTCTTTATTGTAAATTTTTGCAATTTCATTAAGCATTCTACTCCCAATTCCTAATCCTTGATAATCGGGAAGAACAACAAGCCTATGAACTTTTTTTAAATTCTTTACTTTAGGATGTGGAAAATGTAAAACGCTAATAAAACCAGCTATTTCATTATTAATCAAGCAGACAAAAACATTTGCAGCATTATTATGACTATAACTTAAATAGTGGTACTTACTAAACATTTTCCATATTGATTTATCTGTTGCTTGAAATAATTCAAATTTAATGTCAGGTCTTTTTTTTTATCAGAATGCTTTATAAAAGTCATTGTATCGGTGTTAAAAACCCAATCAGGCATTAACCATTCCTCTATATCAAAATGACACGAAACCGCTATAAACTTTTTATTTGTTTTCCTGATTGCTTTCTGAGTAGCAAAAGAACCAATCTTTGCAATCTGTCTATCTACAACGCTCGTAAATTCATCAAATACAAATAAATCATTTTTTTGCAATATTGCATTGGCTAAATCTACCCTCATTTTTTCTCCATTACTCAAAACATGATAAGGTTTTAACCAACTTGGTGGGGTACTAAATCCAACGCTACTAAAAGTGTTTGTCATTTCTTCGATGGAACAATCTTTAGGCATATCGTCTAATATGCTTTCGCTTTTATAATTAAAATTAATAATATAACTTTCTGGAAACAACTGTTTTGCAATCGTTGTTTTTCCTGTTCCACTTTTACCAACTATTAAACCAATTTGCCAATCATCATCAATATCAATGCTGCCTTTAAACCTTTCGGTTATATGATTACTTTGTAAATCAAATCTTCCTATTACACTTGCAATGCGAAAAGATTCTTTTGGCTTGATTTCTTTTATAATGTCAAAAGTCGGCATTCGTAATTTTGTTCTATTAGTTTATTATACGTTTTTTCTTGCTCTTGTTCATCTTTACAAATAACTTCAATCTTAAACATTGATTTTATTTTGTCAGATAAATCTTCCATTTCTTGTTCATCCACCGTGTCAAACTGCGGTATATCCAATCCCCATGCTTCCAAGTCCACCACCTCCCAATCGTTCGCAAGTGTGTCCCAGTCCCATTCACCGAAAGCAACATTGTCCGCAATAATAAATCGCTTCTTTTCTTCCTCAGTTAAATCGCTGCTTCGCTTTACCCATGCCTCGTCAATGTCATTAAATCCAAGTTCTTGTAAAGCCCTGAGTCTCATATTTCCTCCAAGAACCACATTGTTTTCATCAATGACCATTGGTCGAAGAGAAAGCATCTTTGGAAACTCCGTGATACTTTGCTTTAGCTTTTGAAACTTGTCATCCCTGAGAACCCGTGGGTTGTTAGGGTTAGGTTTTATCTCCTTTAATTTCATTGTTTCTTTAGTAACTTTTTAATCATCTTTTTGTAAACCTTTATTTCAAGGCGTAATTCCTTATTTTCTTGCATAGTAACATTGTTTCTATTCCTTAGCCATTTTATTTCTGCTGCTGGTTCCCAATAAGCACCCGAAGGTTGGGGAATGTCAGGGTTATATGCCGTAACTCCTCCATGATACAATGAATTTGTTTCTTCGTTTTCATTAAAAGTAAAACCTCCTGCTCCTGTTGTCATTTTATAAAGCGTTTAATACGTTTATCCTTAATTCATTTACCTTAACCAAGTCCCTTTCTTCCTTCAGCCACTTGCGTCCAGCCTCTAAGTCAACAAAGTACGCATCATCTTTGGTTAAAGCCTTAGTAAATTTGTGGATTAAATCTAATTCGTTCTTGTAAGTCCTCACCCCAGCGATGTTAAATTCCTTGATTTCCTCTGGCGCGTATGAAATACAACCAGCAACCAACATTTCCATCGCAAAATTATTTGACTTCGCTTGATTGAAATTGTCAATCGTCAAAGGGAATACTCCATAGTGTGGCGCTGAGTGTTTGACCATTTCAAAGTATTGGAACAACGAATTATTCCACGGCACAATAATTGCCTTAGGATACAATGTTTTACCGAGCCAATCAGCTAAACCAACCATTCCTAATTCAACCTTATCGTTTTTTTGTAACTCAATCCAAAAGTTTTTAACCGTTGCAAGGTCTTCAAGGTGCGTTTGGCTTCCCCGCCACATAACCCGTTTCTTTGCGTCCATCAACTTATCCCTTTTTACAGGCTGCATTGGTGTAACAGTAAAGTCAATAGCATTTGGAACAACGGTTATTTTATTTTTATCGTAAAACTGGGCGTAAAATTCTTTAAGGTACGGAGTTGAAGTCATTACCCAATCAGCGTATTTAAAAGCCTTTTCGACAGATTCTTTTACCTGAGGCTTGTTAAAATGTTGACTTGCTGGGTTGGCTGGGCTTACCTCGTGTAATAGGTCGTCATGGTCTAAAATTATCTTTTTACCCATTCGCTTGACCTCGTTAATCATGCCAAGTAAATCGTTACCATTAGCACGCTGGAAGATAACAACATCGACGTCATAAAAATCATACCACTTAACGGTGTCAGGGTTAATCATCTTTATGACAAAGTTCGGAGGGCAAACCTCCCGAAGCCTAATAAATGGGTTAACCGTGCGATAGTAGTCCGTAGTTGGGCTGCTTAAATTACAAACAATG